CGGGGCCGCCACGGGGTACTGGGTCGGCGAGTCCGCCTCCATCCCGTCCACGGCAATGACCTTCTTCGATGTTGCCCTCGCCCCGCTCAAGGTGGCCGCGCTTGCAGTTATCACGAACGAGCTGATCCGGGACAGCTCCCCTTCGGCGGAAATGCTGGTCCGGGATGCCCTCGGCGACGCCTCCGCCCAGGCAATCGATCTGAAGTTCCTCAGCGCAACGGCCGGGGTATCGGGAGTGTCCCCGGACGGGATTCTGTGGGATGCCTCCGCAACTCCGCCTGCGCCCCTCGTGTTCATCCCGTCAAACGGAGTCACAGCGGTGTTCCTGAAACAGGACATCCGCGATCTGTATGCTCCGTTCATCACGGCGCAGAACGCCTCCGGGCTGTACCTCGTGATGAATCCGGCCATGGCGCAGTCGATCCAGATGCTGTCGAACGCCCTCGGGTTGGTGGAGTTCCCGTCCATCTCCCAGGCAGGCGGCACCCTGATGGGAACGCCGGTAGTCACCGGGGACAACGTTCTGTCCGACCTCGTCATCCTGCTCAAGCCGAGTGACATCTACAAGATCGGCGACAGCGGACTCCAGGTATCCATCTCCCGCGAGGCTACAATCGAGATGGACGACACGCCGACCATGAGCACCAAGACTCCCGCAGGGGCGACGGGCGAGCTGGTATCCATGTTCCAGACCGAGAGCACGGCGATCAAGGTCGTCCGGTCCATCAACTTCGCCCTCAGACGGGCCGGGGTCGTCCAGTTCATCGACGGAGCGTCCTACACCGGGTAACAGTCATTGACACGCCTGCCCCTGCCGTCATGGAGGGGCGGGCTTTTCTCCCTGGAGGGATTATGGCAACGATGAAAGCGAAGATCCCGTTCACCTATGCGGGGGTGGCCCTGAAGAAAGGGGTGGAGTTCGAGGTGAAGTCCGCGAATGACGTGAAGATCCTCGCCGCCTTGGGCAATGCCGAGCTGGCCCCCGAGAAGAAGGTGAAGGAAGTCAAACCAGAGAAGGAAGCCGAACCTGCAGAGAAGCGGTCCCATCACAAGAAGGAAGTCGAGGAGCCGAAGCGCACCTACAAGCGGCGCGACCTGGAGTCTGAGTAATGTTCGCGGCGCTGCGGAAGCGTTACCTTCAGTCGCTTCGCAAGGCACTGAATCTCTCCCCCCTTGACGACAGGGGCTGGATACCGATCATTTATGAGAGCTTCACCGGGGCCTGGCAACAGAATGTCGAGATCCGGGCCGAAACAGCCCTCTCACACCCGACAGTCTACGCCTGCGTGACTCAGATAGCCTCGGACATAGGGAAGCTCAATCTCCGGCTGACGGAACTCGACAAGGGGATCTGGATAGAGGCCGACAGCCCGGCATATTCCCCCGTCATCCGCAGGCCGAACAAATACCAGACCCGGCAGAAGTTCATCGAGCAATGGGTAATTTCAAAGCTCATCCACGGGAACACCTACGTCGTCAAGGAGCGTGACAACCGGGGAGTCGTGACCGGGCTTTACATCCTCGACCCGTTGAAGGTGAAGCCCCTGGTCGCCGACAACGGCGCGGTATTCTACGGACTCAGCAAGGACAACTTATCACCCGTTGACAAAGACCTCCCCGCAGTCCCGGCAAGCGAAATCATCCACGACACGATGGAATGCCTGTTCCATCCCCTTGTTGGGATCCCTCCACTCTATGCAGGGAACCTTGCCACGCTTGAGGGGCTGAATATCCAGACGGCATCGTCATCCTTCTTCGGGAACAACTCGCAGCCTGGAGGCATCCTCACGGCCCCCGGCGCGATCAGCACGGAAACGGCGGAACGACTCAAGACAAAGTGGGAAGCGGGGTACACCGGCAAGAACGCAGGGAAGATTGCCGTCTTGGGAGACGGACTGGAATATAAGCCGATTGCAAGGACTGCAGTTGAATCTCAGCTCGTCGAACAGCTCAAGTGGAGTGATGAGAAAATCTGCTCCGTGTTCAAGGTGCCGCCCTACAAAGTCTTTGTCGGCCCGATGCCCACCTATGACAACGCCGAAATCCTCGACCGGATCTACTACTCGGGATGCCTCCAGCGGTTGATCGAGGGCATCGAAAGCCTGCTCGACGAGGGGCTGAGCCTTCCCCCGAAGTATTGGGCGGAGTTCGACCTGGACGATCTGATGCGGATGGACACGGCCTTGAAGATGAAGACGGCGGCGGACGGAGTCAAGGCAGGGATCATGGCCCCGAACGAGGGGCGGCGCAAGTTCAGCCTGCCCGCAGTGAAGGGAGGCGACACGCCTTATCTCCAAGTTCAAAACTATTCACTCGCAGCTCTGGATGCGCGGGACAAGAAAAGCCCTCCTCCTGAGTCGCCTCAGCTCCCGACTCCCGAAGCGGAGAACGAGGAAAGCAAGTTTCTCTATGACATCGAGTCAGTCAAATATCTGAGGGGTACCGCTCATGGATGCATGGGAAGTAGGTAGAAAAGTCCTCAAGGACGCCGTCGACTACATCGACAAGGAACTGGCCCCCGTCATACTCCGGCTCGGCGAACTTGAAAAGCTGTTCCGTATCCCCGGCCCGCCGGGAGAAAAAGGCGAGAAGGGCATCGATGGTGTCAATGGCAAGGATGGGCTGCCCGGAGTCCGGGGGGAGAAGGGTGAAGCGGGGCTGAATGGCAAGGATGGGCTGCCCGGCCCCAAAGGAGAGAAGGGCGATCCGGGGCGTGACGGGAACGCCGGACGGGACGGGGTGGATGGAAAAGACGGACAACCAGGCAGGGACGGCATCAACGGCAAAGATGGCGCGCAAGGACAGAAGGGCGACAGGGGGGAGGACGGGAAGAGCATCACCATCGAAGACATCAGATCGGTGCTGGAGGCCGAGGTGGCCAAGCAGGCCCTTGAGCTTGAGCGCCGCGCCCAGGAGAGGATCGACAAGGCGATTGACCGGATACCTCCCCCGGTCAACGGGAAGGATGGGCTGCCGGGCAGGGACGGGACCAACGGCAAGGATGGGCTGAACGGCAGGGACGGGGCAGATGGCCTGCACGGAAAGGACGGGAGGGATGGCTTCGGTTTCGAGGATCTTGAAGTCGTCCAGGTAGACGAACGGGTCGTCGTCCTTCGCTTCTCCCGTGATGGGATAGTCAAGGACTTTTCCCTGTCCTTCCCCACCCTCATCGACCGGGGCGTCTACAAGCCGGAAGGCAGGTACAAACACGGCGACGGGGTGACCTACGCAGGGAGTTTTTGGATTGCCCAGAAGGACAGCCCCGAAGGGAGGCCGGGCGACAGCCATGATTGGCGGCTCGCAGTCAAGGCCGGGCGCAACGCAAAGGAAACGCCATGAGACGACTTGTGTCCATAGCCGAGGCGATGTTCCATCTCAAGTATGACGTGGAGCCGCCAGAGCTTCCCTTGATGGTGGATGCAGCCTCCGCGGCTGTGCTGAATTACCTGGGGAACGATGCGACGTTCCTGACCCCTGACGGGCAGGTGGACATAAGCGCACTGGCGGGATCGAGCCTTCTGGCTGCGGCGTGGGCGGAGGGGGCGTGGTCTTCGGCATGGGCTCCCGGAAGCGTCCCGAATGTCCCCTACGAAGTCAAGGCCGCCTGTTTGATCTGGCTTGCGGCGATGGACCTGAATCGGGCGGGGGAGGTGTCGCGGGCCGGGGAGACATCGTCATTCGTGGATAGCAGGTTCGGCTACGGCTACCCGCCCGCAGCCGTGGTCAGTCTGCTGTCGATACTTAGATCCCCGAGGCTGGCATAAAAGGAGGATTGAAATGCACGAGTTGAAAACGAATACCGCAGTCCGTATCCCGGTAGGCCCTCTGCTCGACCCGGCGGACGGCATCACCGCCCTGCTCGCCGTGGACGTGACGGCCCTCTCTGCACAGCTCTACCAGGTGAAGAATGATGGGTCGGCAGTCGTCCGGGCGGCGTTTGTTCCCACGGTGGGCGGAGGGGACAACGACATGATCCACGTTCCCAACGACACGGCAGGGGTCTATGACCTTGAGCTGACGGCGGCACAAGTCAATTTCCTCGGCAACGGGAAACTGGCGCTCTATGATGTTGACGGGTTCGTGGTCTACTCCGTCGATTTTAAGGTGGTATCGGCGGCCTATTTCGACTGGAAATTCGGGACGACCATCCCGCTTGTCAACGTCCAGAAAATCAACAATGTGACGCTGACCGGCGACGGAAGCTCGGTCCCCTGGGGGCCTGCGTAGCCATGAAGGTAGGTGAACTCGATACCCGGATCACGTTCCAGGCTCCGACGAAGGTGCCGGACGGCATGGGGGGGAGCACAACCACCTGGCTTGACGTTGCCACCGTATGGGCGAAGAAAACTACTCACCGGAGCGACGAGGCCGTCCAGGCCATGGCGACCACGGGGCGGGCGACCCACAACTTCAGGATACGCTACCGGGACGATGTCAAGTCGTCGTGGAAGGTGAAAGAGGGGACGAAGCTCATGGCGATCATCGGACCGCCGATTGAAGTCGAACGCAAGACCTGGCTCGACATTACATGCAGCGAGGCGGCGACGTGAAGAACCGCTGACATCGGCGGGCGGCTGTTCAAGGGGCGGGCGGACGACGACGCTCCATTCCCCTATGCCGTCTACATGATAGTTTCGGATGCGCCGGATGATGTGTTCGGCAAAAAAGGGGAAAGTGTCCTGATTCAGTTCTCCCTATTCTCCGCACAGGAGGGATCGACTGAGATTGAGGATATGTATACCCATTTAAAGGCACTGTATGACGACTGCGCGATGAACATCACGGCNNGGTTCAAACGGGAGAACGCGGCTCTGGGGGTCGAGGACTACACCACAACGGCAGGATTGCAGAAGGTCTGGGCGTATCATGTCGATTATCTGGTCACCGTCCAGGCAACGTGAGGGATCGATGGAAGACGTTGAACAGTTCATCCGCAAGGCAGGCTCGGACGACATACCCACTTTCGGAGGGGACTTCGAGGGCGGGATTCACTGCCAGCAGATCCCCGACGAGCTGGCCCCCTGCATCACGGCCATCCTCGACAGCGGGGAGGCTATTGATAATTACCTGGAGATCGGGGCGGCGGCGGGAGGCACGGCCTTCATCATCAATCACTTCTTCCCGTGGGCCTCGATAGTGCTCGTGGACGACAATAAGCACAGCAAGGCCCCGCTTCGCGCGGAGATCCTGCACGGCATCGCCCACCAGGAGTTGGTCGGCAGCTCCGGTGATGCGGAGGTAATAGCATCCGCCGAGCAGGAGGGCTTGTATGACCTCATCCTCATCGACGGTGACCACAACTATCCGGGGGTGAAGGCGGACGTTGACAATTACCTGCCCATGCTCAGGCCGGGAGGTTTCCTCATCCTCCACGACTCGGCCAAAATTGAATGGGGCGTCGGGCAGGTAGTCACGGAATTGAAGGCCGACAAAGGGATGGAGTTCGTCGGGGAGTATGTATCCCCTACGCATCCGAGTCCCTGCGGGTGTGCGCTATTCAGAAAGGCGGTCGCATGAAGGCAAGTTTCGGATGCCTGGTTAACGATCCTCTCCGGCTCGACATGGTCCTGAAGCAGTCCAAGCTGCCGAAGGACGTGAAATGCCATGTCCTCAGTAACGCTGAGTCGGCAACGAAGGGCTTGAACAAGCTCCTGGAGAAGTGCGAGGCGGACGGGTCGGACGTGGCCATCCTCGTGCACCAGGACATGTATTTCCGGCAGGGGTGGCTTGAGGCAGTGGCCGATCAGATCCGATTGCTGCCGGAATCATGGGTCGTCTGCGGACCAATCGGAAAGGACATGGAAGGTCTGATCTGCGGGCAGTTTCACGACATGCGAGTGCCGATGGACTTCAACACGAAGCACCTTCACGAGTTCCCGCAACCGGCCTGCTGCTTCGATGAGGCGGTGATCGTCATCAACCTTGCGAAGCACTTCAGATTCGACGAGTCGCTCGACGGGTACGACCTCTATGGCACGCTGGCTGTTCTCCAGGCGTGGGAAATGGGCGGCACGGCCTGGGTGATCGATGCCTGGTGCGAGCACTTCTGCATGCGGCCTTTCACCTGGTTCCCGAACAAGGCATACCGGAGGCGGTACAAAAAACTTTACGACAGGTTCGCGGCACGGTGGCGGGTGGACTCCACCGCCATCCAGATGTCCGGCGACCCGGATGAGCGGAAGGAACAACAAAAACTTTTCATGACATCGGCGGCATAGGCCGACAAAAAGGAGGTAAGGACAATGTCTAAAATCAGCGGAAAAAACGGCAAGGTGATGTTCGGCAGCGTGGTGGTGGCCGAGCAGGTGGCGTGGTCGATGAGCGGGGTATCCATCGCCCAGAGCACGGCTCCGACTGCGTTTCTCGACACGGCCCAGGTGAAGGAAATTATGGAGCCGCCGAACTACGGAACAATCGAGTTCAACGGCAACTATGACCCCAGCGACGACACGGGGCAGAAGGCGCTCGTCACGGCCTGCGAGAACGGGACGCACCTGACGAACCTGTACCTGTATGCCAATACGTCAACGTTCTGGCGGGTGG